CAGATTGAGAAAAGTAAGATCATGAAGACATATAACTCAGTGTATGAGCGTATCACATCACGTTTTACGTTGAATGGTAAAGTAGCTGGTATGCTGTTCTTGGTATCTTCAAAGAAATCAGAGTATGACTTTATTGAATCTTATATTAAGAAACAATTAGGTAAGCCTGGTGTCATGGTTATTGATGCCAAGCTTTGGGATGTAAAACCAGATGGTACATACTGTGGTAAAAAATTTAAAGTGGCTGTTGGTGGTAACAACATGCCGTCTAAGATACTATCGAGTGGGGAAGACCCAGAAGAATATAATGCACACGGATATTATGTTATAGATGTTCCTATAGAATTTAAGGGACGTTTTGAGATGGATATAGATGCAGCCTTGATGAATATTGCTGGTATCTCTATTTCAAATGTAACGAGGTTCATTACATACGATAACCTATCAAAATGTTATATTGAATCAAATAATCCATTTAGCCAAAATATTTTGGTTATTGGTATGCACGATAAGTTGAAGATTCAAGACTTCTTTAAACCAGAATCTGTAAGTGAAGAAATATACAATATGCCGCTGTTTGTCCACATAGACACATCTTTGACTGGAGACAAAACAGGAATAAGTGCAGTTGGTGTTGTTGGATACAGATACCAAAATGAGTATGATATTGAGACTGGTGATACGATTCCAACAAAGGAATTGATGTACAGACATGTGTTTACTGTAGGTATACAATGTCCACCGATGTCTGAGATTTCATTTCAGAAGACAAGAGAATTTATATACTATTTGAAGAATGAACTTAGATGGAACATTAAAGCAGTATCCTTAGATGGATATCAATCTGCGGACTCAAGGCAGCAGTTTGAGACAATGGGATTTGAGGACAGCACTATTGTTTCTTTGGATAAAACCCCGAATGGATATCTTGCATATAAGTCTGCAATCAATGAAAAGCGTATTGCACTCTATAGCATGCCAGAACTGGAAACTGAGATCATCAACCTTGAGCAGAATAACATGTCAGGTAAGGTTGATCACCCAGTGGGGGGATGTCTTGTTTCAGAAACTCTAATTAAAACAAATAATGGCGATAAAAAAATAGTAGATTTAAAAGAGGGTGTGGATATGGTATATGCATATGATCTGGAAACTAAAAGTATTGTTGAGGTTAATTTTAAAAATTTGAGAAAAACAAAAGATACTGATACAATATATAAAATAGAAACTGTTGACGGAAAAATCATAGAGTGCACAGATAACCACCTTATTTTAACTCAGCGCGGGTATGTTAGGGCTGATAGCTTGACGGAATCTGATAGCATAATTAGCGCTGTTAAATTACCAATATTAAAAGATAAAAATAGGCGTGGATGTAAGCTAACAGATGTTTTGAATGAATACCGCGATGTTATAACTTATTTATATGTGGAAGAATTATATTCAATAAGTGATTTGGTTTATATTACTAATGTACCAAAAACAACACTAAACGGGGTATTATCAGATTGGGGAATAAAAAGAAACAAATCAGAAGCACAAAAAATTGCTATGAAAAAGTATAGTAGCAAACTAGTATCGTGCTCATCAATAACTTTCAAAGAGTTTAAAAATAAAGAAAAAGACTTTAAATGTAGGACAGACATGTTAAAGTACTTTAATTGTACTACAGAACACCTGAAAAACTGGTTCAAATACATATATGGGGGGAGTTATGATGAATACTGTAGTAACAACTTCTAAAATAAAATCAATAACTAAAAGCACTGTTGATAAAGTTCCTGTATATGATATAGAAGTTCCAAAATATAATAATTTTATCTTATCCAATAGTTTAGTGGTTCATAATTCAAAGGACTTAAGTGACAGTATTGCTGGTGCTTTGTATAATGCATCTTTGCACGAAAAGGCATTAGAACTATATGTTGTAGAATCTCTATCACTGATTTCAGAAACTAATGATGTGGCTGGTGCTAGTGGAGATGTCGAGAATCTTTTGAGTAATTTAGTTCTAGCTAGAAGAGCAGATGTGTCTAATATAGTTAGTGAATCTTCTATCATCCATGACGAGATTGATAAGTACGTAAGTACGCCAGTACAAGAAGCTAAACCATCATCGGTGACAACAGATGAACAGATACGACAGGCGATTGCAAGAGCAAAGGCATTACAGCGTGGATATACAGAACAACCATCAAGTTCAAGGTTTCAAGATCAACAAGACACAAAAGATGGATTCATAATAGTTTAGTAATAATGCACAAAATGTCTATGATACATTTGTGCATTATTTTTATTTAACAGATGTTGACAATACAATTTATATCATGTATAATAGTACTGTAATTGAGTCATGGAGTCAGGTCTTATTGATTAGGGGGAGGAAATCAAGTGAATATTAAAAATGAAGACCTTATATTTTTGATTGAACTCGAAGACTATTTTGGAAAAATTGAAGGGTGGACGGATAGAACAGAAAAGTTGTGGAGTCTGAATGAGCGTTTGATTCAACAACGAAACACGCAGAGAGAAAAAACAAGAATAATTATTTCCGAAAGAAGAATACACAATAAGAACTACGGAAGATCAAAATCTAAAAAGAAGCAAAGTTAAAATATTGTAGGAGGTTATTTTATGTCTTGGAATATCGAAAGCGAAACTGGGTACAAACCGCAAACAACTTTCTGGGATGACTTTACCATTGCAGACGGATTTGGTGAGGATGCAATCAAGGACACTTTTGAGAGAGCATTCAAAGAGTGGAAAGGAAACCACATCTACCTGACCGAACTGGTCATGGTGCTCAACTGGAAAATCTGGCAGTGGTACGAAACGAAACCTAAGTATGGAGAACTATACAACGGACTGTGGGAGAAAGCCGATGAGTATGCTATATCCCACTTAAAAGGAGAGGAACTTTCCTACTTCTACAGCACAACAGATTGAGGGGGTAACTTACATGAGAACAGTAAGAGTTATCTTGACAATACAATTCAAATCATGTATAATAAGAGTGTAATCAAAAGCTGGTTACACTCTATATTTTTGGAGGGTTAACAAAATGGAATTCAAGTACGATGACGGTGGCAGAGCAGATGCTGGGTTCAAGGGCACAACTGGTGATTGTGTTTGCAGGTCTATTGCGATAGCAACAGAGAAGCCGTATTTGGAAGTTTACAATGACATCAATCAATTATCTAAAAAAGAGAGACGAGGAAAGAGAAAGAGTGGAATATCATCTGCACGTACTGGTGTATATAAAAAGACAATACGTAAGTTAATGGAATCCTATGGGTGGAAATGGCATCCTATAATGGCTATAGGAACAGGATGTACTGTACACCTTCATGCAGAAGAACTTCCAGCGGGGAGACTTGTTGTTAGTGTGAGTATGCACTCTGTAGCTGTTATTGACAGGGTTATTCATGATACGTATGACTGTAGTCGGGATGGAAGCCGCTGTGTATATGGATATTATTCAAAAGATTAAGGAGGTATGATGATGAGAACAACTCACGTGAAACCTGCAGATTACCAAAAGATGATCAAGTATGCAGAAGATAAGGTTGGTACTGGTACTGGAGAGATTGTTTTTGGGTATGAGGAAAAGTTCAGGTGTAGCAAAGCTGGCAGGGTATTCTGGGACTTGGTTGATGATGGTGTCTTTTGTGTCAAGAAAGATGAAATCACTGATCTCTGGATTCTAGTAAAGGTGGATGTCACCAGACTTGAACAGCAATAAGGAGTGTGATGCAGTGAAATGTGCGTATTGTGGTGGTAAGGATTTATATCTCAAGAGGACATGGCCTGTAGAAGTTTACGGATGTCACGACTGTGAGAAGAAGATCGGGTATATGCGTGAGCAAGGTTTAAGCGAAGAACAAATAAAGAAGATCATGACGAAGAAAGGGCGTGAGTGATTTGGAACAAGAAGCGAACCATCAGGCAAAGATTAGTGACACAACACTTGTTGCAAGGTGGGAGAATGACCCAGATTATGATCAGTATCATCGGTGTTCAAACTGTCACACAAAGACACATCGAAGAGTAACTGAGTACTTGACAAAGTACTGCCACGAGTGCGGTGCAAAGATGAAGAACGGAAAGTAGGTAAAACAAAGATGAAAAATTTAATTAAACTTGACACTGCAGAGCAACGCAAAGATTTTATCCAAACAACCGAACCAGGTGTATACACTGGTCTTAATGTGGATGACGAAGAGATTATGGTTCTTGTCGATTCAAGGGCAGGAATGATCGTGAAGACTATCCATACAGCTAAGCCAAATTGGTACGAAGTAGTGTACTACGATGAAGATGGATACCAAGAGGGAGTAACATACGAGCATATTCAATCATAGCATAAATGTTAATAATGCACAAATGTAATGCGATATGTTTGTGCATTATTTTATTTAAAATAGTATTGACAATACAGTACAAATCATGTAAAATGTAATTGTAATCAAGAGGGATTACACCGAAGCCACAGGACAGCGGCATAAATGGAGGGTTTAATATGTTAGCAACTTCTTGGAGAAACATTGGAACAGATGTGACGGATGTTAAGTCTATCGGTGATGTCATGAGCAAGGCAGGTCTTGATTTTCAGGTTGAGAAAGTGCCGATCTTCTGTGGAACAGCCGAAACTGGTCTTACAAAGTATGACCAAAAGGTTGCTACACGCATTGTTGGGACTAACAAGATTCTTGGCGTGGTAGGTAAGGACTACCAAATCTGCCAGAATCATGATGCGTTTGAGTTCGCTAACTACATCGGCGGTGAGATGACCTATGAACGGGCAGGGATCACGAAGGGTGGCATGGTGTACATCATTGCTAAATTGAACAGTGTCAATGTTTTGGGTGATGAGTTTACACCGTACCTGATTTACAGCAATGGTTTCAATGGTGGATACCAGATTCGTACTGCTATCAGTCCTCTCAGAATCGTGTGCACCAATCAGTTTAACATCACATTCCAGAAGACACAAAACGCCGTGTTCATCAAGCATTCCAATTTGATGAGCACAAAGATGGAAGATGCCAAGAGAGTGCTCAGAGCAACTGCTGACTATATGTACACTCTCAACGAGACTGCTGAGAAGTATGCAGGTGTCAAGATCGGTGCTGTTGAAGCTCAGGGAGTCATTGATGAGATGTTCCCGATTAATGCTGAAGTGCAACCTGACTGGGATGCTATTAAGATTGCAAAGAAGCAAGAACAGATTGAAGCACAGAAGCAGATGTTCCTGTCTGCTTACAATGCCGAAGATAACCAGAACTTCAGAGGAACAGCGTGGGGTTTGATCAATGCCGCATCGGATTACTACAGCCATCTTCAGCCCAAAAGAAAGGTTGAGAACTGGGAAGAAAACAGATTTGCGGCTACTGTTTATGATTTTCGTGCATTGAATGCATTCATGGAAATCATTCAGTCAAGAGTTGCATAACAAAGAATCACACTTAAATATAATGTTGTACGGGTGGAAAATCCACCCGTACAACACATGCGTATTGAGAAATATTTGATAAATACAAAAATTTTGTTGTAATGAATGTATAAAATCGCATGTCTCAATCGTTATAGTATATAGAGGGGTATGAATCCCTAAAATTTTCAAATTTGAATGGAGGTATATTGATATGACACTTGGTGGTTGGGCAATTTTTGGATTTGTGGCTATTGTTGTACTTTTAGCTACAATATTTATCAGCACTGATATGACTGAATCGGGTGCTGCTAAAGCACTTGTTATCATTGCTGCTGTATTTATAGTTGGAGCAACACTTGCTGGAGAGCTGTGGTACTTTAACTCCACAGAGTCTGGGAAACGTGCTATGAAAGACCAAAAGAGCAACTTTGGCGGCGGTATAACCAGAGAAGTAACAATATATGATATGGAAGGTGATGTCATTAGACAGTACGAGGGAAAGTTTGATGTTGAGATGCATGATACTTATGTTTTATTTGATGATGAGCAGGGCTTAAGACATATTGTTTATTTCACTACAGGTACTGTAGCAATTGACGAAAAATGACTGTTACGAAATTTTAATATATATAGGAGGATTATTATGGAAAAGATTTATGAAAATGGTACTAAGGTCAGAATTAATAAGGGTGAAAAATACTGGGGTTCTAATATGGATAAGTGGGTTGGCAAGATTATGACCATTGATGGGCGTGGTGAACATTTTGGTAACGTATATTATCTTATGAGAGAAGACCATGGAGAGTGCATAGGCCAAGAACATGATGGGTTCAGGTGGTTTCTTGATGCAATTGAACCCATAAATAATTACGGCAAAGAAAAGATTGTTGTGGTCTCTAACGGTAATGAAACAGTTGCTAAGTATTTTCGTGATGGAAAATATATTGATTCAAGATCAGCTAAAAAGTTTGAAGCAGATAAGGGTGATTTTGCAATTGGATCAACCATTGCAACTCTCCGTATGAATGGTTATTCTGAACAGAAAATCAATGAGATTTATAAGATTCTGGTCAGAGATGATTCTTTGTACATTGGATGCTTGGCAAAAGTTGTTAAAGACGATGGTTTTCATGGATATAGCAATGGTGATGTTGTCCGTGTATTGTCTAAGTCTGATGATGATTTCTGGTGTGAAAGACTATCAGATGGTCTTAGGCAGTTTGTAAGGAAGGATAGTGTTGTCTTGTATATTGAGAAGACAGATAAAAGAGACATCAAAGCTGGATGTGTGGCAAAGATTGTAGGTAATGGGCATATGACTCACCATAACTTTGAAATTGGTGAATTGGTAGAAGTTTTTAACAAAATTGGTGACTGGAACTGTAGGAATAAACGGGGGCTTTATCAGTGGGTCAGTGAACCTGATCTTGAATTAATATATTGATAAGTGAGGACGAGGTTTAACATAGATATGGAAAGAGAGATTGTAATTAAAGACAGTGGTAATACTACCACTGCGGCTCTATACATAGATGGGGAAAATGACAGTTCAATAGAGTTCAAAGACGATAGCGGGTTTGAATCTAGGTCTGCGTATGTGTTGAAGTGTTTAATTGAAGGACACAAGATCAGAGAGACACTAAAACAAGCTAGTTTGGAAACTCATGAAAAGTCACCAGATGAGTGGACTACATTTGTTTCAGGTGGGGCTATGTGGTTGTGTATTGATGATAAGGCATATGAGGTAGTTTTGGGGTATGCAAAAGTTGGAGATTGGGTATTTGTTGATAACCCTAAAGGTAGCAGATATGAACGTGGTGTATATAAAGTATACAATACTGGTCTAGGTGGATGTGTGTGGTTTGCACCAGATAACAAGGGAAATGTAGAAGTAGGACACTATCTTGTTATTAAGGAATATCAAGGAGAATAAAAATAATAGATCGGAGTAAGTGATTTTGGAATATGAAATATATTTGACAGATAAACAGCTAAAGACAATTAAGCGTTTGTATATACCATTCATAATTGGCATAGTATTGTTAGCAGCATCATTTCAAGTAAAGGCTGAAACCTTTAGAGTAATGAGTCCAGCACAGATTGCAATCAGAAATGCTAAGTTTGTATATACACACAAGATAAGTCCTGCAACTGATGATGAACTGAGAGCGTATTTCGTAAATAAGCAGGAAATGACATATTTGGGAAACTTTAGGATATCTCATTATAGTGAGCATCCTGACGAGAATGGTGGATGGACAATACCAGAAGATAATACAGTTGGAATAACTGCAACATGTCATAGAATTGTTGAGGGGTATACTTGTGCAATGTTACGTGGGTATCTCCCGTATGGGACAGTTATTTGGATAGAAGAACTGAATGACTATAGAGTAGTTGATGACTGTGGTGTTGGGTATGGAAAAGTTGATGTGGCTGTAATTGGGATTGATCGTGCAAAGGTAGCAGGAATATATTACAGCAATGTATATGTTGCAGGAACGATTGATGATGAACAGTTCGGGTTTTTGAGAGAGAGGTATGGTGAATAATGTGGATTATGAGATTAAAGAGAATCGTGAGACAACAATAGTAAAAAGACTTTTAGAAGAGGTACAAAAAACACATTGTAGTGCATGTTGCGGGGTTGGTTTTGTTGATACTCCAGTAAACTTATGTGCTAATTGTAGAGGAACAGGGCAGAGTTTGGCAAGTTTAGATAAAAAGATTAGCTTAGTCATTGATGCCTTAACTAATATTTTTAACAAAGTAGGTGAAAACTGTGAGTGAATATGTGATATCTGATACTCATTTTGGTCATAAGGCTATATTAGATTATGAATGTAGACCGTTTAAAGACATAGAAGAGATGGACAGAGTGCTTATTTCTAATTGGAACAACACTGTTTCAAAAAGAGATATTGTATACTGTTTGGGTGACTTTTCATTTTATGGAAAAGAAGAGACTTCATTAATCTTATCAAAGCTCAATGGTGATAAGAGACTCATTATGGGCAATCATGATGAAGGAAGATCAGTGACGTGGTGGCTTAGTGCTGGGTTTGATAGAGTATATGACTGCAAGATTTGCATACACGATTTTA